AACGTAGTCGAAGCCGCTGTGAGATCCAACGTGTTCAACGCGGTACCCGCAGGATCGCTAATCTGACCCGTAACGTAATCAATCGTCCCTACCGCATTCGAGGAACCGTCTACAAGGTTTCCAGCACCAGTACTGCCAGTATCGGAAATATCGAACAACTGCCCAAGCGTATTCCATGACGTAGCTACATCACCAGAACTTTGCGCTACCCCAGCCGCGTTAGTGAAATCCACCGAAGCAGGAGCAGCCGAAATCGAAGTAACCACAAAAGAACCGTCATTAACAGCACTCGTAGCATTCTGAACAACGATAATATCCCCTACCTTGGTGCTTCCAAACGGATTAGAGGTATCCGTAAGAGTTACAGTTGTACCAGCGACAGCCAACGTTATCGTAATACCAGTATTGGTTGCAACATCACCCGTACGCGCTGAGATCCTCACGCTACTAGGCGTGATTGCCGCAGGCGTAGTAGCATCCCCAAAGGACGTCACAGAAGCGGTAGCAGCACCACCCCCTGTACCAATCTGCGTACCGTTTACCCATCGCACCTTGGAGGAAGCTTTAAAGGTATCAGCGAGACCAGTCCCGCTCACATCGAGAGTATTCAGGACAGTCCCAGCCGGATTCGAGATAACGCCCGTGGTGTGATCAATGCTACCAACCACAACACCCGTGGATACCTCAATCAGATTGCCAGGCCCCGCAACCCCCGTGTCAATGATATGAGTCTTTCCAGCCGTAGTCAGGTCGCACTCAATGTCCACAGAAGGACTGTCAGGGTCCATCGCCAAGGGCAGCAACGTAGTATCAAATTTGTCAGGACCAACCACTACCGCTGTACCAGCAGCAGCCGTCACCGTAGCCATAACAGGCCCACCCTCACCGAACGTGAAAGAAACATCAAACGTCTTCGGGAAACACCCGTTCGCAAGAGCGTATTTCCACCCTTTCCACTTGCCATTGTAGTAGTCAGGAGGAGTCACCACGCTCGATCCGTCCGAGTGCTCCATCGTGGCAGAGAAATCCTCAGCCGTAATAGACGACCCAGCAAGAGCCGCAGGATTCATCTCGTTACCGTACTCAACTACCTCGAAGATGTCAGACCCCGTGAAATCAGCATTCATCACGGTGGCTACGTAACTGGAACTCGAAGTGTCATCAAAAACGACATCCACGAATTGCTCAATGACAGTCCAGTCGGCTACGCCAGTCACACCAGCATCCACATCCTCCTCAACGGAAACTGTGAAGTGTGTGTACTCAGCCTGGCCACTCACCAAGTAGTCATCCGACCCAGGAGCAATCACAATGCGGTAGTAATTACCAGCATCACCCGGCCATTTCATCCTAAACTGAAACACCGTATACGTGTAGACAGCTTCAAGCCTGTCCGTACCACCGGCATAATCGGCAGGATCTGTCAGCGTGATGGTCACTTCCCCGGTATCATAGTCGATAAAACCAGTACCACCAGAACCGCTACCACTCGTCTTCGTCAGCACACCATCGCCAGCCGCATCCGTGAATACGTTGTCTTTGGTTGCACTATTAAAAGTCAGCACCACGGTACCAGCCTTCACAGGAGGATGATCCATCTGCAAATTGTAGATACCAGACGCCTCAACGGTGTTGCCCAGATCGTCAGGAGAAGTCGTAGGAATATCATAGGTGAAATTCCAATACGCATCCTCAGCGTCCGCAGCCGTAGCTCTCACCACGTAAAGCCGCTGTCCACCGTTTTGGAAAAACGCATACGCCATAGTAGGAGTCAACCCCTTAGACGTAAACGTTCCAAACTTGGACACGAATTCACTGTAACTGGTAACCAGGATAGGCTTGTCAACCTCTCCCTTTTCAGTAAAACCAAGCAGTCCAAGATTAGAACTCGTAACACCGGCAATCGGCCCCGGCCCCTTCGAGATCTCTTGAGTGTACACTCCAGGATAGGTGTATTCAGGCATTTTTCTTCTCCGTGTTAGTCAAATGCTACTACTACTTAGCAGCGTATTTCTTGTTCTTCTTGCGCCCCTTCTTATCGGAGCTTCCAGCAACATTCGACAACACTTCAACATCTTCATCTACGGATTTCTTTGTCTCGCCAGAATCGGCGGACTTATCTATATTCTCGGCAGGCTTCTCATCGGCTTTCACAAGGGGTTTACTATCATCATCAAGTCCCTTCTCACCATTCGTAAGCTCAGCTCCCTTGACAGACTTAGGAGCCATACCTGGACCACTGGTCACACCCTTTTCAGCGACATTCACAGCCATGTGAGGCTTAGGTGTAGCCTTCACAATATCTTCCGCCTTGACAGGATGAACAGTAGCAATCACCGAAGCTACCGAAGGGTCACGACCAGAGCGCCTCAGCAGCCCCTTGCGCACCATAACCTGCACAGACTGCAATGATACATCCTTTATCTCAACCTTAGAATGAGGACGCATCGCAACACTAACACCCTTTTTCACCTCTACAGACCTTGGAATATTCCCCGAATAGTAAAACCACGGCATCTAAACTCTCCTCTCCACCGGCTTAAACACAGAATACGTAAAATTCCGCGACAAAACAGCAGGTGTTACAACGTCATCGTGCAAGTCTATTTCTCCTCTGACCAAAAACGAAATACTGCTACTCACTGTCCTGTCCGCTATGTCCGCAAGCTCAGAAGTGTTCGATACACTCATCTCACCTGCATCATACTGGCGCAATTCACCAAAGCTGTCAACAACTTTAAAAATAAACCACGGTGGCAAAAAATGCCTCAACGCATAGTGCAACATTAACATATGTTCCTGCTGCCGCCTTGCAAGCACCATCAATTCATACGAGATGTCAAACTGTGTAGCTCGCCACTGATTCTCGTAAGCAGTATATCCCTTGACACCGTTGACAATAACCTCAGACGCATCTTTCGCTGGTCCCCTCGCCGCCCAGTGATACCAGGGATGCCGTTCAAACGCAGGAGACATATCATTCCTCCTGAATTGAAAACATGGTAATCTGTATGGCTGATATACATCCTCTGGATCTTGAAACTGGCAAGGAATTTTTTGGTCCAACTCGGCAAAACCCGAATCTATCCCAGGAACTTCCGTGGCATAGATCCCCCGCGTCTCACCGTCTACATCATATGTAGAGATCTCGGCACCAAGCGTACGCATACACCCTTCATCCCAATCCCTGAGATTCAATGTGCCTATAACACTCAATGCACACTCCTTGCGAACTCAAGTTCGTTTAGTCGTCGTCGTCGTCATCATCTTCGTCGTCATCAAAATCGTCGTCGTCACCACAGCATTCGCCGTCAATCTCAATCGTACCATCGTCAGCAAGACCGTTGATAATGTTTAGCGCATCATCAATAGTGTCATCCTGTTTGTCCATTTTTCTACGCAGCAACTCATTCTCCAGCCCTGTAAGGGCACCCGCCAGATCCTTCAACTTGTCGCCCATCTTGTCCTCCTTCAACGGTCAACTACACCGCTAGGTGCGAATGGAGCAAGAGTCTTCATGAATTTGTCACTCTTACTCAGTTTCATCTGTCCTATCTTGCCAACATCACCAGGCAACGCAAACACTGTTTCTTTGCCTGTTATTAAATATTTTATATATCTATTCATCAACCCTGGCACTTTTTCTTTGATACTCTTCAATGCTGGTCGCCAATGTGCAACACTTTTACTATCATCATACCCAAACTCAACCTTGAGAATATTGTACCCAACATCCTCGTTCACCACTATACCCACAGCTTTATCTGTCTTGTCAATAGTTACTTTTGCAGCACCAGCTTTTCTTAACGCAGATTCAATGCCTCCCCTGCGAACGTATATCCTATCCGCAAGCCTATTAAGCTCATCAGGTCTAGCATTCCTCGAAACAACAACAGCATCCCCCTCTTTAACGTCAACCGGCACCATGTAACTGGGCCACGGTCCATACATCATCAAAACGTCCACCCATTTAGGAGATCCCTGTTTAGGACGAAAAAATAAAGCCTTCCCATCAGCCGTCTCAGCCGTTAACGCAACCTCTTTGCCCTCAAAATAAATAGCTACCGACTCCATGTCATTGTCGGCACCGTCAACAATGGCTATCCTAAGATCCTGAGCATACGGTATCTCACTCTCCCCAAACTTTATTTCAGGCGCAAACCTCTGAACCTCACTGCGAACTTGTTCTGCCATGGCCAGCAAAAACAACTCACGCCCCTTCTCCATCCTTTGCGGAAACTTGTGCACCAAGAGATTCATAGTGGCGACATAATCTCTCATCGCAGACATGCTCAAGACAGGCGATCCTTTAGCCCTTGAAGGCTGCTCGTATCGGTATCTTTTTGCCATCACTGATACACATCCAAAACCTTGAACGTCGATGTCTTGGCATGTCCAGACCATCCGAGTATTTCAAGGTAAGGCTGAATCCGATATTCGCCAGCTACGTTCAGATCGTTCGGTCCTACCACATAGCGTATCTTGGTAGTTTCCCAGACAGATCCAGACCATCTTACCTGTGTTCCATCCGGTTTTACCACGTCCAACGCAACCAGGGTAGCCGCTGTAATATCATTACAGAGATCAACGATAATCACAGTCCCTACATCACCTACATAGTACGCATTCTCTACGTCGCATCCACTATTACATCCCATGATCCGTCTCCTATGCGTATTCCAAGTGAAGAACCGACACCAACTCTATCACCCGGCTTATACTTGATGTCAACTCTATATCTTTCATACCCCCCGAAACCAGCTCTATACTGGTTGACATCGACGATACCAGCTCGATTTCTTTTGGCACAGCACCAAGAGGAGCCGTCAAGCACAGTCTGTCTTCTTCCATTTTGACACCAAGTCTATTCTTCTTGAAAGTCCAGAAAATAAATGTATAACCTTACGCAGGTATAAAATAAAATCAGAAGATCCATATCCTCTTGTGATTATCAAATTGTCCTGCCCAAAGCCTCTGGTTATTATACGATTCAAGGCACCTTTACCCTCTGGAAAACGTTCCCCATGGACGGATTACCAGACTCATCAAACAAATCAAACACCAACAGTTGAGTGGTCCCATCATCATCATAAAAAATCATCTGATTGTTAACTATCTGCCAACGTCCCGTCTCTACTGTCTTAACAATAGCAAGATCCGTCTGTGTAGCAACATCTCTAACAATAGCATCCTTGCCCCCTAGGAACGTTGCCCCAGTACTGTCAACCATTTCATACTCAATCACGTATTCACCAACGGCTAGAGACGTAGGGGTCCAGTCGTAACGCCACAAATTGACAGATATATTCGACATAGGCACTTGCGAAAGAACATTTATCTCAACACCAGAAACCACACGGTAAACACGCACATTCGCACTGACTACATCTAACTTGATCCTTCCGGTAGGCGTCTCAGCATATGCCTGTAAGGTCAATTCACTAGCATTTAGATCCCATAATATCATTCTGGAAACCACCCGAACGGACATTTCTCTTCATGAAAACAGGTACTGTCCATAACTAGTTTTCTTATCTGACCGGGAGACACGTTTGCAGACCTCCACTTTTCTGTTCCTGGAATATTTGAACGTATCAGCAATTCCGCCACGAACTCAGAACAAAACCACTCAGATTGTGAATGGACAGCACGTTTAAGCTCTCTACCTGTTGTTTTCAAAAATAATGATCTAATCATGCCCGTAAGCAAACCCAGCCAGTCATATCGTGCAGAACCAACATGCGCCTCCAACGATCTCATAGCTGGAACCAAATCAATGTCACACCGCCAATGCTCAACATACCCCAAATTTTTAAGCCTCCATACCGATTTATCGACAACACCTGTCTCATCAATCTCTACAGCCCTCCATTGATTCCAAAACTTACTGTTGTACAGTACAAAAGTATGATTCACTTTCGAGTCTGTAACCCAGCGTATCAACTTGCCATACCATACATCTGTAGCACTTAGACAGATGAGCATATCTGGATTGACATTACTCATATTTACCATCCGGTATTTTAGACAGAATCAAAGCCATATCATCATCATCTATTATGTCATCTTGTCTGGCAAGCTGAACCTGCTCTCTAGCCAGATCATAATTCAATTGATCTAAGGCAAAACCACCAAGGGGATAGGCGTTCAAAACACTGAATACACGATTTGCTTGAGCCTGAGAAGTTACCGACTCAAAAATCTCGTTCAGAATAAGATCTCTTCTCTTCAGTACTTTGACCAAACCAAGGCTGTCACTTACTATCCCATCAAGTATAGACGATTCACCAATAGTCAAAGCAACATCAAACCAGATCACTAGTTTATTGCTATCGTGATTCCATTCCACGTATGGAGCCGCCATGTCTTTACCTGGCAATTCCTCTGGTATCTTTTCCTCTACGTAAGGCAGACAAGGAGTATCACCAGGGAGATCATATCTATAATCATACGCCATTATTATACCCCCGCACTAATGTTCATAATTGCCGACCACATCTCACCTGTAAGATTTGTATGATCTAGGACAAGCTCAATATAATCTCCAGCCACCAAATCATAATCAACTCTAGGCAATGACAATGACGCATCCTCACCACCATAGTTACCTGTCCTGACAGATCCAGGTATTATTGTTGTTCCGTTGATCCTTAGATACGCAGTCAGGTTCCATGTACTTCCACCCGTGGAATCTATAGATACTTGATAAGACATCATGTATCTAGCAGAGTAATGAGCTGTCACAAGTTCAGGAGGACCACTAGTAAAATCAAGAACTGCATCATTATCCTCAACATCATTGATTGTCCATGGAACTGGTGCTGGAGAAGAGAAATTCAGAGCCGACCATGTCGTATCTCGTCTTACCTGGCAAACCACGCAGCGTCTAAGCAACCTCAACCAACCGTTACCAGGATTCATATACATTCCGCCAAGACGGACGGTCTCACCAGCATGTCTCATTACACACTTGGTCAAACCGTCAGCAAATGTCTCACCAGGAGGAGGCAATATTGTCAACGGCTGATCTGGATCTCCAGCAAATTTATGAACGTACCGACCATACAATCTCCCATCATTAGGCTGATCCGACGACGGAAACAGCGTCAACGTATAGCCTGTACCAGGAGTAGAACCAGAGGTGTCGATTATCCACACGGACGGATCTGAAACCACGGCGGCGTAGTCAGCACTAAGTTGCATAGCCCCCCAGCTAACTATTTCATCCGACTCTGCCTCCCACTTAGAACTAGCAGAATCAAAGCGAAGAATGTCCCTGTCGCTAGGTGCATTAGCATTCACATCACCTACGTCCTTCAAGTTGTTTACAGTATC